TCGCCCCGTAAACATGGACGCCGTACCGCCGGTCGCTAGGCGCCGGCGGTTTGATGTTCGGCACAGAACTAGGCGGTTGCCCTGGTGAGAGCACCGCTCAACGGGAACGTGACGCTGACCTCGGCAAGATCGCCAACACCGCCCGTCAGGGGGGTGTACTCGCGGATCAACATCGACCCGGTGTATTTCGGGTTGCTGGTACCAACAGCAGAGTTCGTCGCACGGATCTCAAACGTCTGAGTCGAGAACATCAACGGCCACAGAATCGAGTCGAGCTGCGAAGCGGCCATGTCCTGGTTGAACGTGAGCTGGACGTTGCCGGACTTGATGCCGGTGATCGGAACAGTCCAACCAGAGTCAGCGAAATCGGTGGAATCAAGTTCCGCCGCCTCGACGTGAACGGTCACGGACTTGATGTACTGCGAACGATCAACGCCGGCAATAGCGATATAGCAGTCAGTCATCGAGAAAGCAGCCATTGTAACTCCTTGTTGTTAGGCGATACCGATGATGGTACGCACAGCGAAACCTGGGGTGGTGCCGGTGATAGTCCACACGGCCCGCCACCAGTCGTCGGTGATCGAACCGGCAAGCGACGAGAACTGGCCGCTGTGAACAGTCGCAGCAGAGAACGTGATCCGATCCGTCGGTGACGTGAACCCGCTGTTGTCGTCAGACTGGATTTTCACAGTGATCGACGGGGTGGTGCCAGCGGCGGACAGAACATGAAGCGCCGCATACACTTTCTGCGATGCGGTCACCGAACCAAGCTGGAAACCAGAACCATTACCGGTCGCCGACACAACCTGAGATGAGGTGAGAACGCCACGTACAAGCCGCTGCCGGCCTGACCACATCGCCTCGTAGGCGGCGACATCGCCGACACTGCCGGTGAGCGGCGTGAAACCCATCAACACCGCATCAGTGAAGTAGGCGACAGATCCTTCGGTGCCGCCCATCGGAACAGCAGACCAAGGTCCGATGTCGCCCACCCCGCCAGCGCCGATCACCTCGTCCAGACCGTCATACATCTTCACACGACCCTGAACGGTGACCGTTCCAGGGTTGCTGTCGATCTGCACCCGGAACGTGTTCGCTGTGGGAGTGTCAAACACCCGATATGAACCGTTCCATGCGGTGGGCGTGAACCCGGAGAACGTGACCGTCCGCCCAGGGGTCAACCCGTGACCGGTTGCAGTTACCGTAGCGAACCCTGAAGCCCACACGGTGGACGACGGCACAAAGCTCGAGGACGCTGGAGTCATGTCGGTCGGACCGGAAGATTTCAACGACACCGACCGCAAACCGGACAGCATTTCGGTCCAGCCGCCAGAACAGAACGTCGTCACATCAATATCGTTCGACGTGACAGCTACTTCTACCTGGTTTGAATAGCAGGCAAGATCCAACCCAGCCCAATACATGTCAACATCGGTCATTGCGAACGCAGCCATCAGAGCCTCCCGATGGGGATAGTGAGATGCAAAGTGGCGTTCAAACGGCGAGAGTTACCGCCGACAGCGTCGCCGACAACAAACGGTTTCGACGCTGACCGTACAACAAACCCGCCGGTCAACCCGCCCAACGTACGGTTCTTCTGCAAAGCGTCAATGACCGATCTCGACGCCCCAGCACCAGACGACAACAAGCTGTCCATCCGTTCAGTCGCAGCTCGATCAGATGACATCGGCACCGACAACTCAACCGACAGATACAGCAGGGCGGTACCGCCACGGAACGCCTCGTAATAGTCGATACCTTCATCATCGATGTGAACAACCGCAACGTCAGCGTCGCCGGCCGGGATCGTGTCCGGGTCGTACGCGTATGGACGCAACCCGGTGACACCAGCCAACGTTTCAGCGACCGCCTGGCGGACAGTGGTGATGTTCACGACATCCCGCCGATAGCGATCATCGCCCCGCCACGCCGATACGGGGCCAGAAGCCGTTCTGCTTGCGGCATCGACCTGATTGTCATCGGACCGAACTCGGTCATCTGCACACCAGTCGGAGAAGCTTTCTGCGACCACAACCAGGCAGCCCCGATCAGCGTCGCTTGACGCACCGCTTCGGGTACCGCCGGCCAACCCCATTGTGCGGTGATCTGAACGGTGGGACGCCCCCATTCGGACGCAGTCCACGTTTCCCCGTTGATCAACCGGACACGGGTGTACGGCCAGCCGGTTTCGCCGGTCGGGCCGAGCCCGTTGATCGGCTCGAGCAGCCAATCGGTCGACGGGATCGTCGTTTCGTACACGCCGTCATTGTCGGTGTCGCTCAGCACCGTCATCCCTACCGACGTAGCGATCGGGGATTGAGCGAGATACAACACCAGTTCGTTGTCGGGGACGAACACACGGGTAGCGGTGACTGCTGTGAACAGTTGCCCACAATGGGCTTCCACAGCGCTTTCAGCGGCGTTCAACGTCGCCGACAACGTGCCGTCATCCCAACTGTCATCGATCGACAGCCAGGAACGCAGATCGGCGAGGGTGGCGTATGCCATCAGCCCTTCTTGCGGGCAGCAGGAACAGGGTCGGGGGCGGCTTCAGCGAGGCCGGCGGCGATCAGATCCGCGGCTTCAGAGTCGGGAACGTCGATCGTTCCGCCGACGGCAGGCCAGTCGACACCGTTGCGGGTGCCGGTGATGTTTGCGGTCATGGTGATGAGCATCGGAGTCCTCCAACGGGTCGTTGTGAAAGCGCGGGTGGCAGGCCGGTCCCGGCCCGGAAAGCCGGCCTGCCACCCGCTTATCATGCGGCGTTGCCGATGAAGTGCTTGACCGCGCCGGTCGTGTCGACCAGGGCGCCGTCAGCCCGGAGAATCGCCCGGAACGTCACCAGATCGGTGTTGAAGGCATAGTCGTCGGACCGTTCGAAACGGACACCGTTGACCATGCGAACGAAGTAGGTCGACATGTCGCCGAACAGCACGCTCTTCGCGGACAGTGCGACAGCAGCGACGTTCGGGTCGGTGTACAACCGCTTTCCGAGAAGCGTTTCGGGTGCGCCGACCTGCATCGACGGCTGCCACAGGTACTGGTTGCTGGAGTCCTTCAGCTTGCGGACACTGGCAACGGTCGCGTCGCGCATCAGCCACGCACACGAAGACGACGCCCGATACGGAGCGATGACGCTGTAGAACAGGTCGATCAGGTTGTCGGCGGTGAACGCGCCAGTCACACCAGCCCCGCCGGTCACACCGGCAGTCGAACCGGTCACGATGCCGGAAGGCTGCGACGATCCGGTGCCGGTCACGGCGTGCGCCCCGAAAGCGTTACCGAGGCTCCGACCGCAGTCACGGGCGAGGTAGCCGAGAAGATCGACAGCGGTGTCCTCGACAAGTTCGCGCGACACCTGAACGAGCCGCCCGTACTTGTAGGAGCCGAGGGTGACCTGACCGAACGTCGAGTCCGACGCCGAGATCGCAGCGTTCTCAGCCGTAATCGCTGAAACGGTGCCGTGTGCGGTGGTCTTCGGCACCTGAAGGTTCTCACCGGAGCTGGTGCGAAGCACCGTCGGACCAGCCGACATGATGCCCGACACTTCGATCATGTGCTCAACGAGCCGATCATAGAACGAGGTAGGCACGGTGTAACCGCCAGCGCCGCTGCTCCCCTTGACCTGCACGCGCTGTTCGGAACCGTTCACCGTCAGGGTGCGGGTTTCGCCTCGCAGGAACGCCCGGACACGGGCTTCTTCCGAATTGTCAACCTGCGGTTCGTCAGACGCTGCGGCAGCGAGATGCGACATGCGCCGCTCAATGTCGTTCATCGACGCGGCACGCTGCGAACGTTCCAGATCGGCTTCGATCCGCTGCATCAGCCCGTCAACGTCAGCGTTGATACGAGCTTCGGTCGCCTGCTCCTCGGCGGTCAGGTCACGGCCCTCGGCCGCGTCGTAAAGCGCTTGGAGCTGATCTGCGGCGCTTCGGTACTGGACCCAAAGATCACGGGTGGTCATCGCGAGTTTCCAATCTCGGGCCGGGAGACTTGGACAGAATGTCGGCCTTCGACGGGCAACTACCTCGTCGCGTTCCTCGCCGCCAAGATCCTCACCGAACGGTTCTGGCGGCGGACGCTGCTAGCCGGCTGGCTGTCCGACACCCCGACGAGATCGCCTTGCGGGTCGCCGTCGATAATACCACCCAACTGGTTGGCTGCCGCAGCAGCGAACACGTCAGCGACCGGCAACCCTCGAGCTTCGGCCAATGACCGCAACGCCACCTGCCCGACCGTTTCCGTAGCCGGATACGCAGGGATCGTCGCCGGGCCGACATCGTAAACCCTGGCGCCGGACACCAGTTCACGCAACGGGTAGCCCTGCTCAGTTTTCGACCACTGTTCCCCCGCCCCGCCGGCCGGGGCGACAAACGAGAACGAACTGCCACGCAACACGCCACGGTCAACAAGCCGGGCGATACGGTCAGCTACCGGATCGCCGACATCGAGCAGCATCCGATACGCCAGCCCAACAGAATCGGACTCAAGTTCCAACCCGGCGCCGGTGCGGGCGACCACAGCGGACATGTCATGGTTCGGGGCGCCGACAACATCGAGTTTCGGTGCCGCCAAAGCGTCATCGAAGAACGTCGACCGGACCGTTTCAACGAACCCGCCAAGGTTGTGGGAACGGGTGCCGTACACGGCGGCATAACCGGTCAGCCAACGATCCCCAGTTGAACGGGTGTCGATACGCAGCTCCGCGAACTTCGCGGGAAGGGTGCGAGATTCCATCCAAGTTCCTTTCAGATCAAACCGCCGACGGCGGAACACTCGAAGTAGTCACCTTCATGGCGGCGACAGGCAACGACGACTCGTAACCAGGGGCATCAGCGATCGGCCCCAACTCGTCCTTGGCGCGCACCTCGTCAATGGTCCGCTGCCCGGACTTCAACTGCATTTCAGCGATCTCAGTACGAGTTTTCGAATCGGTACGCAACATCGCGTCAGCGTTGAACTTCACGTACGTCGGTTTCGGCATCACCCGGCTGATCGCACGTTCAAGTTTCGTGTAAACCGGCATCAACGCCCGCAAATCAAGAGTCTGCTGATGGGTTTCAAGGTTCGCGTACGTCAACGAATCGCCAAGGTTCCCGCCGATCAATTCCGGCGGGATATGAAACGCGTTTGCAATGTCGTTAGCGACACGTCGTTTCGTCAATTCCAACCCGGCGCCAGACGGATCAGATTGGATCGCCTGGTAATGAGCGATTTTCGCCAACGCAACCGGCCGGCGAGCTTTCGTTTTGCGAACAAACCGGCTGATGATCTCATCAGCTTGTTCTTCTGACAACGCAGGCACATCAACGCTCAACACCCCAGACGGATGAGCGCCACCAGCGAACCAGTCATGTTCGTACATCAACGACTCAAGACCGATAGCGATCGAAGTTTTCAGATCTTTGATCGGTGAACGACCACGAATAGCGCCAGGCAACAACACCCCATGCTTGATGTGCATCACCGTCGAAGACGGCACCATCTCATCGTTGATCGTGTACAACAACCCGCCGTCCTCGCGGCGTTCAATGTTCACACGTCGAGGATCAACCCATTCGATAGCGGCAGGCCAACCGTTAGACCCGGTACGGGTTGTCACCCCGATCGCTTCGCCATGCAACAACATCGACGCGCACGCCACATACCGCCATTCGTCAGCAGACCACACGTCAGACGGGTTCGAAACCAGTTGACCGTCAGGGATCTGTTCACGCATGTCACCAACATGACGGTAACTACGCAACGGCATCGCCGAAATCTGCCCGGCGATCAGATCAACAGCGGCGAGCAGCGACGGAAACCCGATCGCAGCCTCAACCCCCACGTTCTTTACAACGTTGCCGTCATCCCAAACGCCGCCAGAACCCCACACCTGCTGATATGAGATGCTCCGATTATCGGCGCCAGCAAGTCGATCGCCCCATTCGCGTAGAAACCCCATGATCACTCCCCTGGCCCGGCTGACGCCAACGCCCACAAAGCCCACAGCACAGCCATCACCCCGACAGTCACACGGAACGTGATCTCACCGATGTCATATGCGAGCCACAACGCCAACGCGCACGCCACCATCGCACGAACCCAAACAGGCAAAATCACAGTCACCACACAGCCATCAAAGGATCAACGGTCTCATTTTTCAAACGTCGACCAACATGAAATCCCAAAGTCAAAGCGACAAGAGGACAAATATCGATCTGCGAGTTCTTTCTCGACCAGCGAGATACACCATCACCATAAATCGCTCGACGCGCCCCAGCCATAGCCGCCCACATGGCGTCGTAATCGATGTCAGCGCACCGCCACCGCAAATCACCCGCCTCGATCGACGCCAAGAACCCGGCGAACGCTTCCCCCGAGTCTTTCGTACCGAACTCGGTCCATGACCCCAACGAACGCAACTGGACAGCAGGACCAGACGGATCCAACGCCCACAACGACTGCGGGAACCTCGCCTCAAGCTCGGCGCGCCGGTCCATCACCCAATCAGTGCCCTGCCGATGGTCAACGATTTCAAGATGCAACAGTCCGTCAGCCCGCCAACCGGCCATCACCACACACGACGAACGACCATTCGGAGATACGTCGACAACGAACCCGACACGACCCGTAGGGGCGCTCCCAGGGTCCGCCAACGCCGCCCACGCCCCACTATCGATCTCAGCGTTCCCGCCAGCCGAAACAGGCATATCGGGGATCCCTAGCCGTTCCCGCCGGAACTCGCCGTCAGGCATCGATTCACGTTCGATGCTGATCCGGTCGGCGAACAGCCGGTAACCAAGCGACGGGTTAGCTTGCGCCCACGTCGCAACATCATCCGGGTCGTTATCCGGGTCGGCGGACCATTC